AATAAGTGCTTGCATTTTATTATTAACACCTGCACCACTATTTATTTCTTGTATTGGCACCTTACCTGGGTTACCATCACCATCTTGTGTAAATGACCTACCAATAATACTACCAGTTTGAAAAAACATGTTTAATGCTTCTTGTGGATTATAATTAGTACCGTTACCTAAATCAACCTCAGCTAAACCATCTACATCTAAATAAACACCGTCAGGAGTCATTCTTGATAATACTTGTTGTAATTTTAAATGTGTTAATTGAATCATATCAGCAAAACCAGTTATTCTACCTACTAAACTTTCTATTCTTCCTTCGTACATTCTAGGGGCACAAATAGCATAATTCATTTTTACTTTAGTGTAGTCACTTTTAGGTCGCATCATGTTGCGGGCCTTTTCCCATTTAATAAGTTTATTAGCACCTAATATATATGCTCCTTCGTATAAACATTCTACTGATCTAGATACTTTTTCATAATGACCTTCTTTACTTTTTGGAGGATTAAAAGAGTCATCTTTTTCTATAGGTCTCTCTCCACCAGTGCCAGTTTCTTTCATTTTATAAACCTCATTCATATAAGTTTTATAATTAAAATAAAGGACATCTACTTTGTTGTGGTCTGACTCATGGTTTGGATGAGATCCATAAAAATTAGAAAACGTACCAGTACTACTTTTTCCTATTTCTTCTAATTCTTTTTCATTTAAATAAGGAAATTGTTTTTTAAGTTCGTTAATTGGTATTTGCTTAACTTCTCCAACATAATATATATCGTCAAAAAATGGAGAATCAGTGTAAGAATAAACTAAATTAGCTGGATCAACATAATCTATAGTAACCCCTTCAGATGTGTTAAATGAAGTTTTAACAGCACCAATACCTAAAATAGTTAAATCTTGGTAAAATCTTTTCTTTATTAAATCGTATTGATTACCTTTCATTAACACGTTTAATGCTTGCTCTTCTGCAATTTCAATATTTTGCTTATAAGTTAACTGCATGTGTAGTTCTAACTCTTCTGAAGATTCAGGTAAATTTTCATACATAACAGGAGACTCAGCTACGTTTAATCCAAAATTTTGTTGAATAAAATTATTAAACTCTTTCAACTTCATATCTTTTTGTAGATTCTGCATGTATTTAGTTCGCTTATCAACACCAAACGGGTCTTGAGAATAAGCCTTAACATCATATAGTCTTTCTGCAATACCATTTACAACTATATCTACAAACTTAGGTATAATTGGCACTGGTGTCCAATCTAAATTTAAATAGGACAAATCACCATTAATTGATAATTCATCCTTATATTTTTGTATAGATTGCTCGCCTCTAGCGTACAATCTTAATTTATGAAAGTTAGCCGTTCCAGATCGAAACCTACTATTGTGAGATCCATAGTTTTTAGAAAACCATTCGTGTTGTATTGCTTTAGCTATTTTTAACCCATAGTCAAAACTCATTTTTTCAAGATCGCTTACGACTTGACTAGGAAAATGCTTATTTAAAACTGTTTCAGCCATACTTAATTTTTAATTATTCTACTTATATTGCCTCTTTGATTATATTTAGCAAAATTAATATTTACTGGTTGTTTTTCTATTTTAGCGTTTGGCGCGTATAAATGTCTATTACAAGCCATAATAGCTAAACCACTACTTATTGTTGCATCAAACTTTGTTCTTTTGTTTATATCAAACCTAGTCCATTCGTTTAATGTTTTAGTGAAATACATACTACCAAACGTTCCATCTTGTTTCATGCCTACGTGATCTTGTATATACATTTCAATAGCTGCTGCGTGGGCTTGTTTTATATCTTCACTTGAATTAGGTATACCACCAACTTCTTTTTCTGCCACTGATAATTTATTCCATATTTTATCAGGTCTATTCATACTAAATCCTCTGTAACCTCTACGTCTTAAATAATATAAAAGTCTTGGCTTATTGTTCTCTGCAAGTATTGGCATACCATAAAATACGATAGCCATTAACATGTCTTCAAAAAATATTTCAGCCGTAGGCGGTCTTGATAAGTATTCTAAAAAAAAACTATTAGCTGGAGCATCTTCCATGCTAAACTTAGTTAATCCGTGTAAAGCTCCTTTTGAACCTTCACCATCTACTGTTCCTGATATATCATAAGAGTCACAACCAAACGCTCCCATGTGTTCATTGCCAGGATATTTTACGCCATTTTTCAAATACATTTTATTTTGCATATGAACAGGTGGCGTCCAACTTATTTTAAATCTACCTTTTAAATCTGGATAAAATATTACTTGCGAATCTTTTACGCCATTAGCCCACTGAAAATTACCAGTAGAAACACCTAATGTTCTAGTCATTTCTTCATTATAATCTATCTGTTCGTATATTTTAACTAAGTTAAATATACTACCTTTTGCTTCGTCTCTAAAAGCGTGTTCTGTTGTTCTTGGAAACTGACGATAAAATTCATTTAAAGCATCATGATCACCTTTTAAACCATCAGCTTCGTTTTGCCAATGCTCTATTATTCCAATATCTATTAATTCACCGTCTGGTCCGACAACATCATCGTGTGGACTATCAAAGACTGGATATCCGTACTCATCAATAAATCCTTCGTAGTTCCACTCCATTGGGATAAAAAGAGAATATAAACCAGATTTTGTTTGTCCATTACGATTTCTTTTTGTGACTTCTGAAGCGTTATATAATTTTTTAAAATTGTCTCCACCTTTGTCTAATGCGTTTGAGGTCGAACCCATCATACATTTACCAACTATTCTACTACCTAATCGTAAACATGTTTTGGTTACTCGCCAGTTATTTAAAATATTATCGGGTCTTTCCCATTTACCAGATTCATCGTGTACTAGTAAGTTTAGTTTTTCACCATCATAACTATTATCACCAGTGTTTTTCCAATCAATAGTTGTATCTAATCCTTCTAAATCTTCTAACTGTTCGTTAGCTGTTATTTTTTTTCTAGTAAACTTACTAGCAGGCACTCTATAAGCTAATTCTGTTTTGGGTCTATCCATACCATCTTGGATTGGTTTAAAGAAAAACGGGTAGTTAATACTAATCGGTACTACTTTATCGGTAAACATTTTTTTTGCATCGCTACCTGTTTTAGATAAGATCCCATATCTACTATCACTTGCAAGAGTGGCTAAATTAACTGTTTCTGCAGATGACATAAACGAAAAGCCTGAACGTCTGTTCTTTAGATAACACATGCCATAACATCTTTTATCTGCTTTACATGCTTCCCAAAATATATAAAATAATCTATTTGCTTCTCTAAAATCTGGAGCACCTACATCTATTTTACTCCATTGAAGGTACATATAATGCGTACCAGTTAAATAAGTTGGTTTATTGTTATTAGTAAACCAAAAACCTTCGTCTCTTCTTTTAAACTCTTCGTCTATATAGTCGTACCATTGATCTTTATTTTCTTCTGGATAATTTCTCCAGTCAAATATATTTTTAAGCCGTGATAATTCTTTTGGTGGCTCTAGCTTTTCCCACTTGTTTTTTTGCAGTTGCAATACTTGCATGGGCACGCGTGGTAAAGCAATTCTAAGATTTTGAATTTCATAGATTTCCCCAATTTGCCCAGTTTTTGATATAACGATAATATCATGCTCTTTATTGTATCCATATTTCCATTTTTTACCTTTATTAAGTCTACTAATTGTAGTCTTTTTTATAGGTTCTATTATTTTAACTAAACTTTGCTCGTACATTACTTAGATCTACCTTCTGCGAATCCTTTAAAGACTTTTTCCTTTCTCTCTTCAGGTGCTTTACCCTCAAGCAAGTTCTCTTCTTCTTGAATTCTGTTAAGTATTTCAAATGCGTCAAATATAGCTAGTTTTTTAGTAGCCGCAGCGTTTTTTAATCTATCTGTCGATACATCATCTTCCGTATTTGTAATAATTTTTTCTTCAGCAACTTTAATTAGCTCGTTAACTGCTTTGCGACCAGCTTGGATTATATTCTTCTTCGTCTCCTTGATATTCATATTTTATTGTAATTAAATTTGATAAAATTCTATATAACCTTTCCCCATCTACCATAAACTCATATTCTGTTTTAGGTCTATAACCTATAAGATCATTAACATTTACGGTACCATCTGAATATTTAACAATACCTTGTATAGGTCTTTCAGCATTAATATTAAATTGATTTATAGCTTTTAAAGGTTTTACAAAACAATAACCTTTTGGAACCATCCACTTGTCATCTCTTTTATATAAAAAAATTTGATCGTGGTTTATAAAATAAGTAGATTCGTTAAAATAACTTCTACTATTTCTTTCAATACCTTTTACATCGTTCCATCTTCTAAAAACATTATGATGTATTAAGACAGTGTCTCCAATTTTTATATCTGTATCACCAATAATAGGCGTTGATTTAATAATAGCTTCTCTGTTTGTAAATTCGTGTCTATAAATATCAGTATTAAGAATTAATTCTGAATTACCAACTTTTTTACTATTATTATATCTATTTCCTTTTGGTGTTACAACAAAGTTGTAAACACTTTTCATTAGTATTCTAGATTATATTCTACAGATACCGCCATGTTTTTATTAAAGTCTTTCCAAGGTAGTACATCTTTATTCTTTTTAATATAAACAGAAAACTTTTCATCTTCCTCTATTATATCGCAAATAGTATGACCACCATACACTTCTTGCCCAACGGCGTAGTGCATGGCGTCATTCTTGTAGTCTTTACCTACACTAATCTTTCTTATCAGCTTCGCCATTTTCTGGTGGGTAGTTTATAGTACCATCTTGAATGTTAATATCATTAGTACCGTATTCTTCATTTAATTCATTTTGTAATAAGCTTAACTCATCATTAGCTCCAGCAATAAAATGCAAAGCTTGATGTTTTCTAGCCTCTAGTTGACCTATGTTCATGTGTGTTTGATTTATTCTATCAACAAGACTTTGAATTTTTGTCAACTGTTCTTCAGTTACTTTTTCAGGTTTAATACCTTTTAGTTCTTTAATTTTTTTACTTGTGTTTTTTGCCATTTTGTTTAATTTAATTTAATTGTTAATATTATATTGCGTCTAAATACGCATTTAATTGTGTTCGTTGTCCAGCTGTAATTGCCACGTTACATATTACTATTTCATACACCCACATTGATACAAGCGGCGCTCCCATTCTATCTAATACAAGAGTATTTGATATAGCTTCACTAGAATCTGTTTCCGAATATTCACCATTTGCGTGAGCAAAAATATTACCACTACTATTTCTTTCAAAGCCAAATGTAAATTTTGTATTATTAGCTAAACTAGCATCTTCAGATATAGCTAAATCTTTTCTACTACCTCCTGGCTGTACTCTAAACTCTGTAGTTGTCTGAAATTTTATAAACTCTGCATCGTTAGCTTTTTCAAATAAAACATCTGAAAAATTACTTGACTTAACCCTACCATATATTGAAAATGCTCCTAAATCAAGTTGAGAAGTAAATTTTAAATGCTCCGTAGCGTTAGTAAACTTAATAGCGCCACTAGAATATTCTGGAACCTCGTCAGCATCAACAGTACCGCTACTATCAAAATCACTTTTTAATAAATGATTACTACCTTTTTGATCTTGCCATGCTGTTACTTGATTAGCCGTCCCACCTACTGTTGCTTGTGTTATACCAGTATCAAATTTATACCAATGTATTAAACCACTTAAATCAGCAGGTGTAAACTCAGAAGGAGGAGCTCCTCCTACTAAACTATTTCCTAATCCTAACATTAGTATCCTACGTAAGCAATACACGAACCTGAATCAAGCAATATGCTTGTCCATCTACCATATATAGTAACTCCTTTTGGGAATGTTACGCCGTCTGTTACAGCACCACCATCAGCATCAATACCGGTTGAAGCCACTGTATCGTTTGGATACATAGTATTATCATCTGATGTTAAACCAGCGTTATCAAATACTGTATCTGCTAAAAATGTTATTGCTACAAACACTTTATCTGTTCTGTTTACATTACTTGCTGGAGTGCTATCTGTATCACGACCACCTATTAGTGTTACAGCATTAGTTGTTCCAGTTATAAGTATTGAACCCATCTGTCCAAAACCATAACTTACTTCTGTTGAATTTACTGCCATAATTTTATTTTTTTACTTTTTCTAGTGATCTACCACCGAAGTAGGCACCGATCACGGTTATTAATACTAATTGTAATAGATCAGTCCATTTGTCTTGTACTGTAAATGAAATAGCTCCAGCATCGATAAATATCAATAATACTGTTGCTACCACTAAAAATACTAATACTAATGGACGAATGTTTTTGCTTAACCAAGAATCACTAGACATATCCATCTTCCATCTCTCGGTTATTTGTTTTTCCATTTCTACTTCGTAGTTGGAAACTAATTCTTTTATTTTGTGTTCCGCTGCTAGTTTTTCTTCTTCAGATGTGTGTAGATTATCTATAACACCACCTACATTTTTTACTAGTTCTCCAGCTCCTGCTGATAATATTTTACTTAACATTATTTTTTGTTTTTTAAACTCTTTGCTCTCTCTTCTTGAGTTTTACCTTTTCCCTTTTTTTTACCAGAAAAATCAGTAGTTTGTGTACCACCTCCATATGTACCTTCAACTCCCGGTTCGTCTCCTTGTGTATTGGGATCAGCAAAGTACTCAAATTCAGATATACCTTTTCTTGATCTTGCTTGTTTAGATCTTAACTTTTCCATATCTACATCTTTTGCAGGTGAACTTCCTAGTTCTTTAAATTTTGGGGCTGCACCCCTTTTCATTCCATATCCCATAATTGTTTTTTTAATGTTGTTCCCATGGAAAGTTTTTGTCTCCTTCTGGAAGCCACTCTCCGTTATATTTAATCATTCCTTTTAATCTTGGATATGCCTCTCCCATCCAAGTAATATTGTTATCAGTGTAACTTAGTTTACCAGTTTTTATATCAACTATATGTTTCATTTCGTGTTGAAGCACCGCTCTTTCTTCTTGACTACCAGGTTCTATTTTATCACTAATAAATATACTACCATCATTATTAGCTTCACCCATAATACCTTTTGCAAGCTTTTTTCTTATAACAGGTGTTCCGGGTACTGAAGCGTTTGTATCTTTATTGAATTTAGCGCTTAAATTCATTGTTTTAGAAAATTCTGATCTTTGTCCTAGTTTAAATGCCATTATTTACTTTTTTAGGGTTTTTATATATGCGTCTGTTTCAGATAAATTTTTTGGCCAATTTTTAGTTGGATCATCTAAGAAATTTAGTTGTATTTCATCATCATTTTTATTTGGATTAACGTCTACCGGTTTAGCATTAGGATTAGTTTTATTCATTTTTTCATATTCCGCCATTAAATCGTTAAATGACTTTTGATTATTTAGTTCTGGTTTTCCTCCAGATTTAGCATATTCTTTTGGATCTAAATAAATATTTGCTTTATGTTTAGATGACATACCTCTAATTAACTCAGCTCTATTATGAACTTTCATTCTATCATAATTTCTTCTTTCTTCATCAGACATGTTTATATAGTTTCTTTGCTTTCTAAGTTGCTTTTGCTGTCTGTTAGATTTCATTCTTGTAAATAAATTACCTTTAGCTCTTTTACCTCCACCTTCTTCAAAGTCTGTAGACTTAGTTTGTTTTTTATCTAATTTTTTAGTTCTTCTATCTACTTTTTTTGTATAAAACTTTTGATCTTTTCTAGCCTCGTTAAGTTCTTTTTCTAAATTTTTACGAATATTTGGATCATTTGATTTTCTAATTAATCCACCGCTTTTATTAAGGTTTTTAATTTTGTTTTGTAGTTCCTCAACTTTACTATTAGTTGTTTCAAGATTTTTTTTAGATTCATCTAGTTTACCTTGAGCTTTAGTTACTTTACTCTTTAAATTTTTACTTTTACTAACGTTTCTAGTTGATATTTGCTCATTAAGTTTATTTTGAGTTATACTAGATTTATTATGTAGATTTTGATATTTATTAGCAAGCATTTGATCTTCTATGCTTAAACCTGTTGTAGTTGTTTTAATTTTAGTATCATTAATAATCTTTCCTCCTTCTCCAATAGTTTGACCACCCGTTACTTCTGTTTTAACGTTCTTTGGCCTC